CCTTGGCCAACGCACGCCGCGCTGTTTATCCGTAAAGAATAATACAGCAACGTGATCGTTGGTCGCCCCGTAGGGGGCAGGCCGTGCTCGCAGTGCAATACACCTTCTGCGTCGGATAGACGCAGATTATTCCAAAGGAACCAATCCCAGCCATGGGCCTCGATAACGAAGGAAAATACCATTCCGTTAAATCCAGATCCATTACCCCCACTGGTGGGGGCCATGGAAAGTGGGAGCAGCAACGTTTGCATACTCCCGCATATGGATCGGATTGGTATCACTTCGCCGGGGCTGAGGGCGATTTGCCCTCTTACCATGGGAGTGAGTTCACTTACTCGATCGGCCATAATCCGGAGAATATCTCCCTGGATCATGGCGATGAGGGTGGTTATTTCTACAATGTAAAGAAGAAGATCGCTAAGCCGTATAAACCTATGCGACTTAGAATCGATCCGACTCTTTACTCACCGAGTAATCCTGTTTATAAGGAATACAAGGTGGACGGGAACTTTGTTTGTTCCTGTCCTGTAGCTCTAACCGGCAGCAATCCTACATTCCCTTCTGCTATAGATTCGTCTTCGACGACTCTAAACGCATGGGGAACAAAGGCAATTGATGCCTGTAAACCCACATCAGGTGGAGCCGACCTCAGCGTAGCTCTAGGAGAACTTGTGAACGAAGGTTTACCTTCGGTCATCGGTTTAAACTCCTGGCGCGACAAGACATTCGCCGCCCGCAATGCGGGTGACGAGTATCTCAACGTTGAGTTTGGATGGGTACCCCTTGTCTCAGACCTAAGCTCATTTATGAGTTCGGTCAAGAACAGCCACTCCATTATGGAGCAGTATGTTCGTGACATGGGAAAACCCGTCCGACGTCGGTTCAACTTTCCTGAGATTGCGACGGAGACAACCACGTTGTTAAGCTCCAATAAGGTTGCTGATATAGCACCCGGAGGAGGAACAACTGATTTTCCGTCGTCCACAGGAGGCTCTTGGTATCGTACCGAGAGAACGGTTATTAACCGCTGGTTCAGTGGGGCATTCGTCTATGGGACTCCGTTACAGAATGAAAACGTAACGAAGGCCTATGGATTTGCGCAATCGGCAGACCAAGTTCTTGGTCTGTCGCTAACGCCGGATGTCCTTTGGAACCTCTCCCCGTGGAGTTGGGCTATCGACTGGGCATGGAACATCGGCAACGTATTGAGTTACACGTCGGATGCCATGACCCACGGTCTGGTTATGCGTTATGGTTATATGATGGAACATACGTCCCATATATATGAGTATAACTTGGTAGGTGCTACCTGTAAGGGTATGCCTCTACCAACTTTGACAAGCGCAGTCGTCACAGAGACGAAAAAGCGAATCAAAGCTAACCCCTTTGGATTTGGCTCAACATGGGCCGGCCTTTCGGCCGCCCAGTGGGCTATCCTAGCTGCGTTGGGAGTTTCCCGAACGTAGCAAGGGCAGTATACACTGCCTATACACCCCAATAGTCCCTTATCGGGACATAGGAGCGTGCCACATGGCACTTTCAGATCCGCAGTCCGTCACTATCTCTGGTAGTGCGATTTCCCTCCCCCGTGTTTCATCGGGAGAGAACAAATCAATCTACACGAGTAGTGATGGAGCGGTCGATCTAACGCTATCGAGTACCTATGGTAATCGTAAGCGTCAGGTTGCCCGGCTGGACCATTCTAAGTTCACAGCTGACCCATTCATCCCGGCTAATAACCGGGAAGTATCCGCATCGTGCTATCTCGTTTTTGATAGCCCGACTGTTGGATACACGAATGCTGAGCTGAAGGCCATTTACGTGGGATTTAACTCCCTGTACACGGCCTCTACTCATGCTCTCATCGACAAGCTTCTTGGCGGTGAAAGCTGAGCGAACGGCTTGGGTTGTTTACTTTACCTTTTTGGTAATAGTGCCAACCACATTCCTTGTCGGCCAAAATCTATATGATCGCGGCCTTCTTGGAAACAAGCCCGAATGTCATAGGGAGAACCACATACGGCATTATTGCCATATGTATTTCCCTAATGTCCAGCCTACTGGAACGTCATCTGGCTAAGGAAAGCATACCCCCAATCGATTAGATAGGAGGGGCTTTGAAAAGCCTGATTACGCTCTGGAATAAGATCGCAGAGGAATCTGCGATCTGGTGTAACACTAGCGCCACCATGGACTGCAAAACAGTCCAAGGACGAGTTAACCACGAGGGGTTATCGTTTCTGACGATAACCCTACCTACCTATGGGAACGACCTCCAAAAAGGTCTATCCCAGGGGTATGTGGACCACAACCTCTTCCAAGGCTTTGCCTGGAAGGGTGGTCTCCCGAAATTTCTTTCGGGTTTCCTTGGTCTTGTGTTTAACTCTGCTAATGGTGTGTTGCTTGACTCACCATCCGAGGAGGCTATTCTCTGCATCCGTCAACTTACGTTGATGTTTGCAAAGATAAACCTACCGTGTTCTCCCGAGAGGGAGCGCGCGGCCTTTGATGGTTTTGTCAAGTGTGAGCAGGATGTCCGGTCGGCCTGGACCCAATTGGAGGACCCTCTTAAGAGGGAATTCCAGCTGGTATCCAATGTGCTCTACGGAACTATGTTCACCAAAATGGATCAATCGATCCGTTATGGTGATCTGGTTCCCAAGCATGGCCCCGGTGCAGTCGCTGAGAGATACTCCTCTAACGAGAAATATTTCAAAACGGGCTGGACCGCACGCCTCGAAGATGTCTTCCCTTCTGGGGATTTCATCGTTCCTAGCGATCGCTTTTGGCAATCGCTTAGCGAGGTGGACATTCTCGAACCTGGATCGGAAATACCTGTAAGGGTAATCTCCGTTCCTAAGACGCTCAAGGCGCCTCGCATTATCGGGATCGAACCGGCCGCTATGCAATATGCACAGCAGTCGATTCTTGAACGATTTCGCGAAGTCCTCAGAGACGATAATCTCGTCTCTAAGATGATCGGTATCGATGACCAAGTCCCTAACCAGGACATGGCTCGACAAGGTGCCAGTGATGGTACCCTGGCTACACTCGATTTGAGTGAAGCCTCCGATCGCGTCTCGAATCAGCATGTACGTCTCCTGACTGGTTTCCACGGCAGCTTACGAGCCGCTATGGACGCCACAAGGAGCCGAAAGGCTGATATACCTGGTCATGGCGTTAAACGCCTTGCCAAGTATGCATCTATGGGTTCTGCTACGTGCTTCCCAATGGAGGCTTGTGTGTTTTTAACACTCGTCTTCATGGGTAT